GGCGTGCCTGGAGAGCAGGCGCAGGAAGAACCTGCAATGCCTGTCAGTCCAATCCATCATGGGCGCAACGCTGAAGCGTCTAGACACTGTAGAGCCTGAGTTTGCTGGGTATATAGCTGAATTATTTACCATTTTACTCTACGTGTTTAAAGCTAATTTGAAGGGGTAAATAGGCGTTATTTCAGAAGCATTGGTACAATGTACCAATCCCTTTTGAAATTGTACCAGTCGACTATGGCCACGATCAGAGCACGGAAACGCACCGACGGCAGCAGCAGTTACACGGCACAGATACGCCTGTTCCGCGATGGTGTGCAAGTTTACCAAGAGAGCCAGACCTTCGCCCGAAAACAGGCCGCCCAAGCATGGGTACGAAAACGAGAAGCGGAGTTGGATCAGCCAGGTGCTATCGAGCGAGCAAATCGCAAAGGCGCGACGATTAAGGAAATGATCGACCGCTATCTACTTGAAATGGAGAAAGTCCGGCCGTTAGGGAAGACAAAACTCGCCACCCTCAAAGCGATCAGCGAATCGTACCTGGGCAAAGTGAATGACCAGGACATCAACAGTCAGGTGCTGGTGGAATATGCGCTCTGGCGGATGGGTAAGGAGGGCGGGAGCGTACAGCCGCAGACAGCTGGTAATGATCTCGCACACCTTGGCGCAGTGCTTTCAATCGCACGTCCCGCTTGGGGGTATGAGGTTGAGCCACATGCCATGGCGGACGCCCGACGGGTGTTGAAAAAGCTGGGGTACAACATGAAAAGTCGCGAGCGCGATCGACGCCCGACTTTGGGTGAACTCGACAAACTGCTGACGCACTTTCGAGGTATCCAATTCCGTCGTCCTACTTCGATCAACATGCTGAAGATGGCGGGATTCGCCTTGTTCTCAACACGCCGCCAGGAAGAAATTACCCGGATTCAATGGGCGGATCTGGATGAGGTGGGTCAACGAGTATTGGTGCGCGACATGAAAAACCCGGGACAGAAGATTGGCAACGATGTTTGGTGCCATCTGCCTTTAGAGGCCTGGGCCATTCTCCAAACCATGCCAAAAACACTGCCCGAAATATTTCCGTACAGCGCAGAGTCTGTATCCACTTCGTGGACCCGGGCCTGTCAGATACTTGGCATCGAAGATCTGCACTTTCACGATCTGCGCCACGAAGGCGTTAGCCGACTTTTCGAAATGGACTGGGACATTCCTCGGGTAGCGAGTGTATCGGGGCATCGCGATTGGAACTCAATGCGGCGATACACTCATCTACGAGGTAGAGGCGACGTATATGCGAAATGGGAGTGGTTCGAGAAAATCCTACAGGCGCCCGTTAAACTGGGCGCCAAGACGCTGAAGTAAATTAGCTACTGCGTGGTGCGCTGTTTAATTGATTGCTCTCTTTGACGGCAGCAGCGCGCTGCGCATCCAAGTATTCAGAAAGGTCCGTGATGTGAATTCCTTTCGCGCTCTTTTGGCTCGGCTCTATGCGCGTTATGGGGATTTTGATCTGTCCGGCCCCCACCTTGCGCTGGAACATGTCCGTAGTGAGATGGGTGAAGTAGTCCTTGCAGACTCGTTCCAACGGAATAACTACTTGCCCGTTGTACTGGGCCATGAGGACGAATAGCGTTTTCATAGCGTTGCTCCATTGATGGAAATTGGTTTGGCCAGCAGTCGGGCCACGACGGCGGCCTCACTTGGGCTGATATCGCCTAGTTCATGGGCCATAGTGGCGAGGCATTCGAGGCGGATCCGCGCATCGGGTGTTTTCCGTACCTGGTATTCAAACAGGGCGGTACCGACGATTCGGATAGCCATCAGATGCCTTGTTGAGTAGGTGTTCTGATTGGTCAGTGTGTTAGCCTTCATATTGCTGCTGCTCTGGTGCTGTGCTTGCATGGTGTTGCTCCTCAGTGGTGGTTGGTGTCGGGGAGGGCCAACTCCTCGACACCGCTCTTCAATCGCGGTTAATCCTTTCGAGCCAGGTGAATTACCAGGTCTTCAAAGGCGGGCTCGTCCTCGGTGCAGGACCGCCATTCCAAAACCGTCAAAATCTGCAATCGGCTGCAGTAGTCCACCAGGATCTCGCGCTGTCCACCTGCAGCTCGAACTTCTAAAATCTGCAATAGCCCGTCTTCGCCATACGCTCCGGCTTGAATGATCGATGTGTTTTGCCCTGCCGCGATCAGCCGGTCTTGGACCTCCTGCAGCTTGCTGGCCTGGCCGCCGCCAGCACTGCCTATGAAGACTTGAACTTGCATCTACGCTTCCTCCTTCGGTGGTATCAGGCAGCCTGGAAAATCCAGCACCGCACGGTTTTTGGTTTATTGGCAGCGTCAACGTCCCAGGACGAACACACGTTCCGGTTCGTCTCCACGAATTTCGGGCACTTGCTGGTTTTCAGGTGACGTTTGAGTTCAGTCAGATCCGGCACTTTCTGCCGCTTCTCTGCCGCCTCTTTGGCGAAGTCATTGAGGTTTACGGCGATCAGGCCGTCATTGCGGGAGTGGTTCAGGCCACCTGCCGCGCTGTTCAGATACTCGTACAGCTCCCAGAACTCGACGACGATCGGGTGATCAGCGTTGATCGCCAGCTGGCGTTCTTTGGCCATGCTCTGGATCTCGGCGTGGGCTGCTTCCACCTGGTGCTTTTTCAGCGGGACGACGTGCACTAGCGCGTCGACCAAGGCGTGTAACTGGGCATGGTTCGTCGCAATTCGGACGGTGCGGATCTCGGGCAAGGCCAGCAGTTGCTGTTCGTAGATGGGCACCTTTTCGCGCACGGTCTGCATCACCACGCTTTCTTTCATGGTGGCCTTGAGCAGGAATCCACTCACGCGGTCGACCCGCATGCGCTCCAGTTTTTCCACCAACACCTTGGTCTGCGGCGTATGGCCATCCTTCGTCATGGCGATGTGCACGATGCGCTGCAAAATCGGCTCGGAGGCATTCACCGGATGGTTTTGGCCGAAGACAAACGCAGCACGAAATGGGGGCTCCCGAGTATCGTTACCGTTATTTTTCACACCGGTGGAGCGGACGCTACGGCCGTTGTAAGCGGTTTTGAGTTCGTCCCAGTCATACTGTTTGGTCGCGCCGCCGTCGGTCTTTTCTCGCTCCGACTCGATCAGCACTACTGGCAGATTCGCCACTTGGGCAAAGTTCCGGGCACGAGCCACAGGGGTGCCCTTGGTAGGGTCGAACCCCTCATAATCGATGCGACCGTACAGCTTCCACAGGAACTCGATGAGCGTTGACTTACCAGCGCCTGGCTCCCCGATGATCTCCATGAAGGAGTAACTCTTTTGGTGCTGGCGGATCTGCTCGGCGAAAAGTGCTCCGAACCAGAAGGCTAGGGCAACAAGGCCCTTAGCGCCGAAGCATTGCCAGATGAGATCCAGCCACTCGGTATCAAACATCTCTAAGTCGGTGTTCAGGTTCAGGGTTACGGACTGGCTGAGAGTCTTGATGCTCAGCCGATCCATATCGAAGAAGTCTTCTTCATTCAACTTGAACACCTTGCCGTCGCGAACCGCCACGTCGCCATACACGTAGGCGCCGTGCTCACGGGTATACCCGGTGAAGTCGATCGTCTGGACGGTCTTGAGGGCGTCGGTCTGTTCCTCAATGAAGACGTCCAACTGCTGGGTGGTGCCGGTGAACATCCCGCCCGGGGCGATACCGAGTAGGCGCTTCTTGAACTCTGCAGATGAGGCGATTTGCGAGCTGGTGAATGTGTTCTTGATCGGGGCCGCATCGTGGGCGAACGTGATCCGGAAGTAGTACCAGGACTCGTCGGTGAGTTTGTTTTCCTGGTAGTACAGAGCCTTCGGGTTACAGGTGGCGATACGCTGCAAGGCGCCGCACTGTTGCATGGCCTTGGCCCGCATCTGCTTATTGTTCAGTTGCTGATCGTCGTGGTGTTCGCTGTCTTCCAGCTCCTGGATCGCCTTGTTGTATTTCTCCAGATCGAGCTTGAACCAGTACAGGCGGTTGCCGAACTCCAGGTGGAATTCGCTGCGACGCTTCCAGTCGAACATCACCAGCGCCTTTTCCGTGGCGCTCTCAGCGATCAGCAGAGCACCGTGGTGGCGTGCAATGGTGAGATCTTTGTCGACTTGGCTATCTCGCTTCTCGCCTTCGTCCAGGAACTGCCAGCGCTGGTGCAGATCGTTCCAGTCGACCTTCTTTTTGTCGCGCTGAGGGATTTGGGCTGCTTCGCAGGTAAAGCCCAGCTCACGGGCCATACGGACCCAGCGCTTGGTGTAAGTGTGTGCACCTGGTTCATTGTCCAGTGCCCACACCAGCTTCGGCAGATTCCCGGGCCGCGCTGTCACGAGGGCCTGCAATGAGTCCGCAGGGAACGCGTTAGACGACATGGCAGACACGGCGGAAATGTTGTGATGCACCAGGGCAATGGCATCGAAGATCCCTTCGACAATCCAAATTTCCTTCGCCTCGAGCACGTCGACGCAGGGCGGACACCACCACACGCCTTTGTATGATTCTCCAGGCTGGAAACGGGCTTTCATTTTTCCGAAGCGCGCCGGCTTATCGATCAGCCTTTCCCAGTAGCCGCCTTTTTCCAGTGCGAACCGAACGGTCGCACTACCCGCTTCGTGTTGTGTGGAGTAGTAGGTGTCCTGAGTAAACCACCCAGAAATGAGGTCCATGCGGAAGCCGCGGCTGAACTCCAAATATGCTCGAGCCGTCGCTGTGGGTGCGTTCTCAGTTGCGGGTACTCGCTTGCTCCAGTCTTCAAACAGGTCGTCGTAGATTTCCTTTACATGCACTGTGTGACCGCACTTTTCTTGGCGACCACAGATCAGCTGCCACGGACTATCGAAGCGGGTATACAGCTCTTTTTTGTTGCACTTGGGGCAAGTCCCACCGCGCATGTAGTTCGTGGGAGCGCGATGTTTAAGGCCGAATTCGGACTCGATACGCTGCAGGACGTCGTGACGCAGATCGTCTCTCATGGTTTTTTCACTGTTTTGAGGCTTTGGGTCAGGGCGCCGGAGAGAGCGCCGATCAGGTGTTTTCGAGCGGCCATCACTGGATCGTTGGTGAGGATCGATCCATGGCGCAGGCCCTCGGGGATAAGGCGGTATTGGTCTGCGTACCAAAGGTCATTGAGGCTGAGACGGTACTGTTCACGCAGGTTGGCCAAGAGCGCTTGAGCCTGATCGGGCGGCAGCTTTGCGTTGATGTTCAGGGCGTTTTCCATCGTCAAACCTCAATTTCGGGCGCAGCTCACCCAAACCCACGGGGGTGGGACAGGCGGGTTTATTGGTTGGGAGTTACGGTGCGGCTACGCGGAAACGACCGTTGTCTGGTGCGTTGAGAATGCGTTCGTAGATCAAGCTGACCGGTACGGCCCACGCGTTGCCGGTGGCCGGGTCGATGATGACGGTGTGTGTCGACGTGCTGCTGACGATGTCCAGACGTTGCCGATCGCGGACGGCGGACATATCGCTGCAGGCCAAATGCACCAGTTTTTCAGCGGTCTGTGTCAGCACGTCGTAGTCGCTGACCAGGTGCTGCACGGCCCGGTCGAACAACTGTTGATCGTCGCCCAGGTGTTCGCAATGGTGACGCTCAAGGAAAACAAGGGCGGCGGCTTTCAGCACGTCCTGATATTCCTGTACCGCAGGCAACTGAGTCATTTCGACTTCCCCGCTTTCGAAGCATGCAGTTGAATGAGTGCGAGTACTTCGGCGTGCCTGGCAGCCAAATGCAGGGTGTCGGCTTGAAGGATGGCTTCGGCCTCAGCGTCGTTGATAGTGCCGTCCTCCAGTGCCTTCGCAATGATCTGGTCCACGGTGCCCTTCTTGGCCGCTGCCTCTACACACCTGGCGTACATTTCAACGTTGTCCAACGATTCAGGCTCAACGACAGGAACGAACATGCCGCCGAACATGGCCGCAATGTATTCGGGTAAAAACGTCGTACCTGCCTCGAGCTCAAGCTGATAGATCTGCGCGTCGGTTAACGGGCGGCTGTTGTTGTTCTCGTAGGCGTGGTTATCGAACTTCTTGAGTGACAGACCGATGCGAGCTGCTGCGCATTCGCGTCCGCCTGGGTAGGCGCAGATGATTGCGCTGACTACCTGACGCCGAGTCTTTAGAACTGAGCTTTTCATGTTCTGCTTTTCCCTGTGGCCCGGTGCCATTACTGTTCGATCACGCCGTCTTTGATGCCGAGTAATACGGCGGCGCGATGTGCCTCCCCACGGCGACAACGGCTCTGGCCACTCAGCACCGCGTAGACGGTGCTGGGGTTCAGATCATGCAATTCAGCAAAGTCTTTCGCGGATTGACCGCGCTTCTCCAGGGCTTCACGTGCTTGTTTGCGGGCTTGCTCAGTGATGCATGTGTTGGGCATAGTGCAATTCCGTGCAGTTTCATGTGGTGTGGAATGCACAATGATGCACTTCGATGCATTTGTAAATAACCCGGATGAATAATTTTGCATCTTTCTGAAGATATAGGTTCTCGGCTGCAAGAAGAGCGGAAGCGATATGGCATGACGCAAAATCAGGTTGCTGATGCGCTCGGAATTGCTAAGCGGACGCAAGCAAACTATGAGGCGGGAACCAGCGACGCGACGGCGTCCTACTTGAGCAAAGCGGCGAGTCAGATCGGTTTTGATATCCCCTACATTCTCAACGGCGTTCGAACTACCCTTACCCAGGACTCGCTTTCCGAAGTAGAAGATCGACTGGTTAAGCAGTACAGAAGCATCACTGCATTCGATCAGGAGGCGATCCGTCGTTTCTTGCAAGCCATGGCGGACGATGCCGCCCGCCAAAGGAATTAACCCGTAACAGAGCATGTACGACATTCGTCGCGCCCCCGTTCTAAAGCCAATTTCCGCCCCGATAACGTCGATTCAGCAATGCACTTTATGGAGTAGTAAGCATGTTGGATCGAACGAAAAGCGACGGCGTCTGCGTTGGAATCCCGGAATTCGAATGGCTCAGCCTGACCAAAATTGAACGTCGGCTTATACGGCTGTACCGCCTGTTGAGTGAGCAGGAGCAACTTCAACTGCGACGAATGTCAGAGCTATTGGCGTCCAATCCAGAAGAAACTGTCGGAAGCTGATATCCCCGTAACCGATCGCCGACCATCCCGAGTCGGCGGTTTGCACATCACGCCACCGCCTGCGACCCAAGCTGCTCAAACAGCTCCCGCTGCTTTGCTCTGGGCATATCCCTCAATCGGTCGAACAACATCCGTTCAAATGACTGAGCCGACGGGCTCACCGTGTGTGAAAACGTCAAATTCGCCACCCATGTGTGCCCGCACTTTGCGTCCAGGCACTGGCAATACAGCTTCGCGAAATCCGTGGAAAGCTTCTCTCTGGAAGCGATCCGCCCTTTGTGTCCGCACTTGCATTCAACTCGCATTGTGTCCCTCCCCAGGGCAGCCAATCGCCACTATATTGCCACAATGTGTAGTGGCAATCTCTTAGCTACGCACTGGATGTAGTGGAATCAACTGCTTCATCGTGTTTCCTCCAGGTGAAGCGCCTGTCTTCGCGTAACGTGTCGTTGAGCTGGTTGAACAGCTGACAGATCGGCCGGATCTCGTTGCTGGTGTACACGCGATCGATCTTTTCGATATCGCCAAAGCCGGCGCTGTTTTCCGGGATGATGCCGGCCAGCGCGGGGTTCATGCGCCAAGCGGCGATCACGTCGTTACGGGTGATGTTCTTGACCTTCTCCAGCTCGTCTTTGGCCTGGAAATCCCCCACAGGGATGATCTGAATCGCCTTCTCGGCGCCGCCCGGGATATTCACGAACATCGAGCGGAAGTTACCGACACCTTTGCTCGCGCTGATCTGATCGCGCAGAGACTCTTCGTCCTTCTCGCTCAGGTTCGGGTCGTTGGTGTAGAAGATGTAACCGGCGTGCGCACCGTTGCTGTAGTAGCGGCGGCGGAACAGGGTTGCGGCTTCATTGAGCAACAGTGCCTGCATGCCGCCCAGGTAGTCGGGCACGCCGTAGATGTTTTGTTCCACGTCGTAGTTCATGACGTGCTCGACTTCATGCTCTTCGAATTCCACTTCCTTGCCGTCCGGCAGCAGCATTACGAACCCACCACCAACTCTGACCCGCATGTTGATCGTCGGCAGATGATCCATCTGCAGCACCTGGCCAAAAGCGTTGCGGTTGCGCAAAAAGTACGCCTCGCCGAACACCATGAAATCCAAACCGGCGCGGCTCATGGTCTGTACCGAACACCCCTCGGAGGCGATGAACTCACGCAGCAATAGGTTGCGCTTGAACCCCGGAATGGCGCCGTGGTGAGCGTTGGCGCGCAACAGCTTGGCCAGGCCTTGGCGTGACACCGGCGGCGTGTAGGTCTTTCCGTCGTGGGTGGCGAACACGCCCAGGTAATGCCCGATGTTCTCGGTTAGGACCTGTTCCGGTGCACCGAATGAAAATGCCCGCATCGGACCTGGTGCTTGTTTTTGCGGCTGGTTGTTTGCTGGTTTGCCCATGGGTGCTTGGTCCGCTGAGTGTGTAGCGGCTGCGCCGCTGTTTGTTGGTGTTGAGGGGTTCGTGGGCCAGGGCGTGCATGATTGCCCAGGCGATATCGGCATGACCGGAGGCGTCGGTGCGCGACGCGCTGTAAGTGACTTGGCCACCGCCGGTGGTGCCACGCTTGATCGTCAGGAACGCCTGAGCGATATCGTTCCAGCCGGCGTCCCATTCGATCCGGCTGCCCTGAATGGTGTCCTGCGCCTTGAGCACCAAGGTGTTTTTGGTTTCGAGGCTGTAGTGGATCGACGTCGCACGCGGGTAGAAATCGCGCACCAGGTCGAAAACGCCGTATCCAATGCCGGTGGTGTCGATGCCGATGTGCTGCACGTTGAAACGCTCGGTGAGTTTCTTGACCTGGTCGGCCTGGTACTTGAACGATTGCCCACGCCAGCTGTGTTTTTCCAGGATCCGGAACTTGCCGCCGTCCTCGAGCGGCGGGGCGATGACCACGCAGCTTGCGTCGTCGCGGGTGCGACTCGGGTCGTAGCCAATCCACACCGGGCTGTTGCCGAACGGGCGCGGGTCGTCGGGGTCGTAGTCGGTCCACAACGACAGATCGGAGTAGCAGCGCTCGAGGTCGACCAGGGAAAAGGCGCTTTGCGTGCTGTCGATGAATTTGCACATGAACAGCTGCTGAAATTTGTCCTCGTCGTACTCCAGCTGCAGTTGCTCGAGGTCGAATAGATCGCAGCCGCCGGCAATGGCGTCGAGGATGGTAATGACCTTGCGCCATTGCCCGTCCGGACACAGCGTGCCAGCCGCGGCTTGGGCTTCGCTTGGCCATGGATCCTTGGCGTTTTTTCGTTTGCTGTTGCGGAATTTCTCGCCGGTCCAGAACGGGTACGCCTGGTGCGACACCGCGCTCGGCGTGGAAAAGTAGGTCTTGCGCCACTTCTTGTGGGTGGCCATGGCACTGGCGACGGTGTTCAGTTTCTCGAAGTCGCGGATCCAGAAATATTCGTCAACGTAGACGTGGCCATGGTGGCCCTGGGCGGTACTGCTGTTGGTGCTGAGAAAGCGCAGCTCGGCCCATGGCTTGCCGTCCTTGCTAAGCACGATCGGGTTGCCGGTCAGTTCGAGGCCGAACCACTCTTGAGCGAATGACACGATGTAGCTGCGGAAAATCTCGGACTGGGCGCGGCTGGCCGACAGGAAAATCTGGTTGTCACCGGTGAGCACGGCGTCCATGAACGCTTCGCCGGCGAAGTAGTAGGTCAGGCCTACCTGGCGGCTTTTCAGGATGTTGCGGATCCGGGCCGTCAGCGGGTTCTGTTTGGCGGCAAACAGCTCCTTCTGATAGCCGTACATCTTGCTGATGAACTTGTCGAGAAAATCGACTTCCGTCAGCTCGCCGACTTCGTTTTTGGCTTTCTTCTCGCGTTTCTTCCCGCCTTTGTCGCCGCGATCGCCTCGGTCTCGACGCTCACTGCGTTGATTGTCCCTGCGCTGGCCATCGTCTGTCGGCGGTTCTCCGATCGGCGCCGGTGCCGGCTTCGCCGATTGCTTCAGCAGCCGTTCACGAACGGTGGTCAATCGGTCGAGTTCGTCCAAGTCGGCCTTGGTCAGCGACGTGGCTTTGTCCAGGAGGAGGGTGATTCGCCGGCCGACGGCGGTCAGCGGTTCTTCGTCCGACAGCATGTCGTCCCATTCACCCTGGCGGATCCAGTAGTAAACGATTCGGATGTTGGGCAAGGACAGTTGCGCCTGAATTTCACGCGGCTTACAGCGGCGTAAATAGAGGCGTTTGGCGGCTTCTTTAAGTTCGGGGGCGTATGGCATGGCCGCAGTCTATGCGGCGAAAACGCAGGAAACGCGGGGTTAAAATCCGCGTTCCACCTAGATCGGCGAAATAGGACCAACGCAAAAGTTAACCGTTTGTTAGAGGGCGATCGGCTCCATATCTTGGCGGCTCAAATCACCGATTGAGCGCAGTTATCGCCCATGCCCCGTTCCCTTGTTTCGTTCTGGAAACGTGTCGCCACCAGCGGCCCGACCGTAGATGGCCGCGAGATCCTTCCCCAGGAACTGCGTGATATCGCTGAGACCTACAAAGCCGCCCTTTACACGGCGGTGATCTGGTGCGAGCACGAACGCTGGTACGGCTCCCATGGCACCGTCTTTGCGGTGCGCCTGGTGGAAGAGGGCGACGACCTGGCCCCGGGGCAGATCGCCCTCGAGGCCCAGTTGAAACCGAACGACAAATTGCTGTGGCTCAACGACCAGGGCGAAAAACTGTTCACCAGCATCGAGATCACCCCCAACTTCGCGAACACCGGTAAAGCCTATCTGACCGGCCTCGCGGTGACCGACGAACCCGCCAGCCTGGGCACTCAAGAACTCTACTTCTCGAAGAAAACCAGCAAGGCCGCGTATTTCGCCGCCTCTCATGAGCTTGGCCCCCTGCGCGACGACCCGCCGCAAGGCGAGCTGAACAAGTTTGTCGCCTTGTTTTCGGGGTTGCTCAAGCGCTTCGGCATCGAAGAACCCCCCGCATCCCCGCAAACCCCAACCGAGAGCAAACCCCCAATGGATGAAGCTACAGCCAAGGCGCTGAAGGCACTGCTGGAGCAGCTGTTGCTTGTTGCTGCAGGCATTCAGGCCGTGATCGAGCCCGTCACAGAAGAAGTCGTGGATCCTATCGTTGACGAAGTCGACGATGTTGAAACCGCTGTTTCCGGCATCGTCGAGCAGGCAGCCGCTGATCGTGAGTTCGCTCGTAATGGCAATGCTGACAAGCGTTTGGCCAACATCGAGAAACTGCTGAGCAAGGCGTTCAACACTGTCACCACTCGACAGGTTCCACCCGTAACCGGCCCAGCCGGCAACAAAAAGCGGGTGCTGTGATATGAGCCAGAAATCCCTGTCCAACCGCGCTCTGTTGCAATACTCCGCCCTGTGTTTGGCGATCGGCGAGACCTATGGCGTCGACGTGACTCGTCAGTTCAACGTTGAGCCGAGTATCGCCCAGGAACTGAACGACAAGATCACCGAGCGTGCGGACTTCCTCGAGCGCATCAACGTCGTTCCGGTCACTGAAATCAAGGGCGAGAAGGTCATGTTCGGCGTGAATGGTCCGGTGACCAGTCGCACCAACACCAAGACCACCGATCGCGAAGCCAAGGATGTTTCCGACCTGAATGGCGAGGGCTACGAGCTGTTCGCCACCGAGTCGGACGTCGGTCTGCCGTTCGCCAAGATCGACAGCTGGGCCAAGTTCCCGGACTTCGCCGATCGCTACTCGGCAGCCGTGCAGAAACAGATCGCCCTGGATCGCATCATGATTGGCTGGCACGGCACTCACGCTGCAGCGCAGACCAATCTGGCCACCTACCCGATGTTGCAGGACGTGAACAAGGGTTGGCTGCAATTGGCCCGCGAGCAGATCCCCGAGCAGGTCCTGCACGAAGGTGCAACGGCTGGGAAAATCAAACTCGGTGCCGGCGGCGATTACGAAAACCTCGACGCCCTGGTGCACGACACCAAGCAGATGATTAGCTCAGTGTTCCGTGATGGCGGCGACCTGGTGGCGATCGTCGGCAGTGATCTGCTGGCAGCCGACAAGGCCAAGTTGTATTCCAACCAGGCCGGCAAACCGACCGAGAAAGAACGCATCGAAAGCGCCCAGGTGATTGCAACCTACGGCGGCCTGCCGACCTTCACCGTGCCGCACTTCCCGGTCAACGCCGTGGTCGTCACCAGCTGGGACAACCTGTCGATTTACTTCCAGGACAGCAGCTGGCGTCGTCACCTGATCGAGAACCCGAAACGCTCCCGCGTCGAGGATTACAACGGTCGCAACGAAGGCTACGTGATCGAGCAGCTGGAGAAATTCGCGGCTGCTGAAAACGTGGAGTTGATCTGATGAGCCTGGCACTGGCGCACAAGCGTCGCGTTCAAGCCGAAGGCCCTGCAGCTGCTGCACGCGCCGGTGCCGAAGCGGTGGTGTATTCATCCGCCACCGCGCTGTCCAGCCCAGCCAATGCGAAGAAACACCTGAAGCTGATGGAGGACGCTTTGGCGCAGGACCTCGAGCGCATTAGCGCGATCAACAGTCGCGAACTGCGTCAGCAGCTCAAGCGTGACGATCTGCTGCCCAAGTACCTGGACTACGTGCAGCGCTACCGCGATTCCGGATTGAGTTTCCCGAACTCGGTAGTGATGCAGGTCCTGGTATGGCTGTTCGACACGGTGCAATTCGAAGCGGGCCTGGACCTGGCGAACTTCGCCATGGAGCAAGACCAGCCAATGCCGGAGCGCTTCAAGCGCGATGTGCCGACCTTTGTCGCAGATGCGGTGATTGAGTGGGCCGAGGGTGAGCAGAAGGCCGGTCGCAGTCCGGAGCCGTATGTGTCCGACCTGTTGCCGCGTGTCGATGGCGAATGGCAGCTCACGGAGCAGATCCCGGCCAAGTACCACAAGTTGCTTGGGATTCGCGCCCTGGACGCCAGGGAGTGGACGAAGGCCATCACCCACTTTGAACGCGCCACTGAGCTGCACGCCGCTGTTGGTGTGGGCACACGCCTGGAGGGCGCTCGCAAGGCCCTGGCAAAAGAACTGGCTACCCAAGCCGCCGAATAACCCGACTACCCCCCCCGGCGAGAAACTGTGGATGTGAGCCAACCATTTATGGCCCTGACCCACTGAAGCAGTTTTCCCGCCCCTATTCGAGCGACCAGCAATGGGCTTTTCAGGTAACCCCACCAAGTTTGTGGAACAGCAGATCGAGAACGACGGCTTCTGGCCCGACCTTTCCCTGGCTGAGTTCCAGAAGGCCTATCGCCTTCCAGGGGAATACCTGGTCGAGACGCTGGTCGATGGTTTGATCACAGCTGTGGTCGAGGTCAATCGCGACCTGGCCAAGCGCAAAAGCCAATGGCAGAACGTGGGCGTCACCACCGTGGAATCTGCGGATACCACGGTGCTGCCGGAGCGCACATTTCACGTAGTGACGTACAAGCGCGCCGTGTACTGCCGCGCCAAGGCCAGCCTGCTGACGCAGTTCGCCACCGTCACCCGCCGTGAAAGTGCGCAGAACACCGGCAAAGAATTGCCCGAGCGCGGCGAGACGTTTCTGGAATTCAGCCAGCAGGCCGTCCGCTCGCTGCAGGGCCGTGGCCGCATCACGGTGGCACTGCTGTGATCAAACTCCGCGCCCTGACCACCTACCTGATCGAGCGCCGCCTGGTCGAGCCAGAACAGCTCGACAGCTGGACCGACCAGGTGAACCTGGAACTGATCTGGAAGCCCGACGTCGGCGGCATGCGCATGGGTGACATGCGTTACAGCGCCACGATCGCCCTGGAGCGTTTCGCCGATCACCCGGGGCGTCTGATGGCGTTGGTGGGCAGTTGGCTCGAGAGCAACGACCAGGACCGCGACGATCTGCCGGCGGCGAAGTTCGACATAACCATGCTCGACAACGACCTGGCCGACGTCGACATCACCCTCGAGTTCATCGAGCCGCAGTACCTGGCCGAGGATCCTACCGGCGAGATCCTGGCGTTCGATAAGACCTGGTCGTTCGTGCCGTTTGACCTGTGGGTTGCCGAGCACGGCGAGGTGTCCAGCCATGGCCGGTCGTAGCACGTTCGAGCTCGATGCTCGGGGCTACCTGGGCGTGCGCGAGCAACTGGCCCTGCTGAGCCTGCCGCCGCAACTGCGCCGCCGTTTGCTGAACAACGTGACCAAGCGCGTGCGGACCATGAGCCGCAAGCGTGTGCGTGACCAGCAGAACCTGGACGGCACCCCGTTCGAAGAGCGCAAGGGCACAGGCAAGGGCAAAAAGAAGATGGAAGCCGGCCTGGCCAAGCTGATGCAGGTCACCAGGGTCAGCGCAGATGAAGCCGAATTGGGCTGGAAAAACGCCTTGACCGCCTGGGTCGCGGCCCAGCAACACAACGGTGTCAGCGAGCGGCGCACTGCAGCGCAGATGAAGCGCTGGAACAACGTGCCCGCAGGTCTAGCCGCCACGGAAAAGCAGGCCAAGCGCTTGCGCCGGTTGGGCTTCAAGGTTCGCCAGGAAGGCAAAAAGACCCTGACTCGGCCGTCCGTAGCCTGGATTCAAGAGCACGTGAACTACGCCAAGGCGGGGCTGCTGATCCGCATCTTGGACGATGAAAAGACCGAGAGCAGCGGCGCGCAGAGCTGGGAAATCACCTTGCCCAAGCGCCAGTTCATCGGCGTCAGCCCCGAACGAGACACCGGCTTGCTGCTGAACCAGGTGCTCCAACAAATCCTTAATTCTCCCCGCTAGCGAGGCACTGCATGGCACTCGGCAAAGTCAGCGTAAACAATCTCAATCTGGGCCAGGGTGCCGTGACTGAGATCGAACGCTATTTCCTTTTCATCGGCACCGGCGGGAAAAACGCCGGCCAACTGATCCCCCTGAATACGGACAGCGACCTCGACGGCGCCCTGGGCATTCCGGCGAGTGACCTGAAAACCCAGATCACGGCCGCACGCCTTAACGGTGGCGATCGCTGGGCATGCCTGGCCGCTCCGATCGCTGCAGGCGGTGATTGGTCCGAAGCCTTGGAAAAGGCCCAGCAACAAGGCTTTTCCGTAGAAGCGGTGGTGATCACCACTCCGGTGACAGTCAAAACTGAGTTGTCGGAGATGCACGATGCGGCCGTGACGCTGAACAACACGTACGGACGACGTGCATTTGTCATGGCGGCGAGTGCCGGCATCAATGCCCAGCAGACCTGGGCGGAATACCTGACCGAGCAAAAGGCAATCACCAACGGCCTGGCCGCGCCGCGTGTCCTGGTTGTACCGCAATTGCACGGCAATGACCTGGGCGTGCTGGCGGGCCGCTTGGCCAACGCTGCAGTGAGCATTGCTGACAGCCCGATGCGTGTGGCGTCCGGTGCGTTGTTGGGTTTGGGCCCCGTTCCGAAGGACAAAGAAAGCGTGCCGTTGCCGTCCGCGATCCGCGCCGAGCTGGATACCGCGCGTTTCTCCGTATCGCAAACATACGCCGATTACCCGGGTGTGTTCTGGGGGGACGGCAACATGCTCGACGCGCCGGCCAGTGACTTCCAGGTGGTCGAGTACCTGCGCCTGGCCGACAAGGCTGCCCGTCAGGTTCGCCCGCTGCTGATCCGCCGCGTCGGCGATCGTCGCCTGAACAACTCGCCTAACAGCATGGCCGCTGCCGTCAGCGCGTTCATGAAGCCACTGCGCCAGATGGCCAAGTCCACCACGTTCGCCGGCCAGGTGTTCCCGGGCGAGATCGAATCGCCCCAGGACGGCGACATCGTCCTGGTGTGGCACAGCAAAACCAAGGTTGAGATCTACATCAAGATCCGGCCGCTCAACTGCCCGAAAGACCTGACGGCGAACATCGCCCTCGATCTTTCTGACGACAACCAGGAGTAGTCCCCATGACCGCACGTATCGGCGGCAAGAACTTCGACGTGAACCTGGGCGACCTGCAGGTACACGTCGACAACATCACCCTCGACATCACCGACAACACCGCCGTGGCGCAGAGCAAAGGCGTACCCAACGGGCACGTCGATGGCGACGTCTCGGCCAGCGGCGAGATGGAATTCGACACCAGCAACTTCAACTTGCTGATCGAATCCGCCCGATCGGCTGGGAGCTTTCGCAAGCTGGACACCTTCGACGTGGTGTTCTTCGCGGCGGCTGGCGACGAAGAGCTGCGCGTCGAGGCCTTCGGCTGCAAGTTGAAGGTGTCCAGCCTGCTGGCCATCGATCCCAAGGGTGGCGAGAAGTCCAAGCACAAGGTGCCGTTCGACGTCACCAGCCCGGACTTCATCCGCATCAACGGCGTGCCGTACCTGGACGCTACCGAGATCGAGGGCCTGCGCTGATGGTGTGCCCGTTCGACCGTGCCCAGGCGCTGGAGCAACGCCAGCGTGACCAGGCGATCGCGGCCCAGCTCGCCCAGGTGCGCCCGATCGGGCCCAGCCGGACCCACTGCCTGGACTGTGAAAACCCAATTCCCGAGAAGCGCCGCGCCCTGGGCGGAAAAATCCGCTGCACGCCCTGCGAGTCTCTTTCCGAGCAAGGACAACGCCGATGACTCTCATCACCTGGCCGCACTTCGCTGCGGCTGAACTGCGCTGCAAATGCGGCAAATGCAACAGCACCGGCGCCGAGATGGATCCGGCGTTCATGGCCGAGCTGGTTACCCTGCGTCAGCAGTTTGGCAAGCCGATGGCGCTGAGCAGCGCTTACCGCTGCCCGAAGCACCCGGTGGAAGTGAACAAGCCTGCACCAGGTGAACACTGCACCGGCCTGGCCGTTGACGTGCGCTGTCGTGGCGAAGATGCCGTGGGGATCCTGCGTCTGGCGATGAACTTGAAGTTCACCCGGTTCGGGATCAGCCAGCGCGGCAACGCTCGTTTCCTTCACCTGGGCATGGCGCCGGCCGGTGGCCGTTTCCCCAGCCCTGCGATCTGGAGCTACTGAATGCACCGTACACGAGTGGTGGCATTTATCGGTGTGCTCGCTTTGTTGGCGGGCAACCACATGGACAGATTCACCGATTACTTCGACAGCACTTATGCGGATTACGTGGCCATTGTGGCCGGCGCATATTGCCTTGCGCCGGCGGAGCTTCGCAGCACGATGCGCCAGCTCATCGACGCAAATGCGGCTCCGAACAAGATCCGCGTGGAGTGCGCCGCCGATGCCCTTTAAAACCTCGCTGGTCGTGAAGGCCGTAATGGGCACCAAGCAGTGGCAGCTGGTTCGGCCGCTGATGTACCTGACCACCCGCAACCAGTGGGTGACGGTGCCGCAGTGCTACCGCACTGACTTGGCCAGCGTACCCCGGCCAGTCTGGTGGCTGATCCCGCGTGACGATGATTGCGCCCGCCGGCCATCGGTGGTGCATGACTTCATTTACACCAACGCCACCGACCGATTCACCAAGGCCGAGGCCGACCAGGTGTTTTACGAGGCCCTGCTCGAGGAGGGCATGCCCAAGGCTCTGGCCTGGCTGATGTACACCGCCGTCCGGATTGGCGGCCGTGGCAACTGGAGCGCATGAAATGGAGCTTTCATCCATGACCGTGAGCGTACTGCTGATGATCACCGAGCTGGTCCTGACCGGCGTCGCGGGCTTTCAGGTGTACCTCTTCAAACAGATCAGCGCGGCCCGCCGTGAACACCTCGAGTTTCGCATCGAGGTCGCTGAGCGATACGTCCGGGCCGAGCACATCGACAAGGCCATGGAAAAGCTGGAAGACCGGCTGGAACAGCGGCTGCAGCACCTTTTTAACCAACCACCACAACGGAAAAGATCATGAGCGAAACACGCGATATCACCCTGGAAGTCGGCGACAAAGAATTCACTTTCATCCTGACGCCGCAGGACGTGACCAAGTACTTCAACAGCCTGACCCAGAACAACAAAGTCGCTCCGGCCAACAACCTGCTGGTCAACACCATCAAGCAGGAAGAGCGCGCCACGTTGAAGGCGTTGCTGGGCAACCCGGTGATGGTGATGCAGCTCGCCGGCGCGCTGGTCGAGGAGTACGGCCCGGACGTTGAAGTCATCGTAAAAAAGCCCTCGAGCACGCTGAACGCCTGAAAGAAGACGGGCTAGGCCAACTGTTGGCCCTGTCCGGTCGCTGGTTTCCTGGTGAGGCGCCCACACCCGAGGTGATGGGCACCGCCAAGTGGCTAGAGGACGAATATTGGCATCGCATGGGGATCGCCGTTGCCAACGGCATCGCCCAGGCATTGAACGGATAAATACGCATGGCTGACCGCGCTGCCCGCCTGGCCTTCATTTTGAGTCTGACCGACAAGGTCACCGCGCCCCTGGGCAAGGTGAAAATGGGTTTCAACGACCTTGCCGAGCAGAGCGAAAAGAACATCAAGACGATGGGCATGGGGCTGGGCGGCATGATCGGCGCCGGCAAGGGCATCACCGAATCATTGGCGCCGGCCTTGGAGATGAACCGTGCCCTGGGCGAGGTCCGATCGCTGGGCGTGGCCGAGGACGCGCTGAATGCGTTGAATCGAAAATCCCTGGAGTTCTCCGTGGCCTACGGTGAAAACGCCCGGGATTTTGTCGCGTCGGCGTACAGCATCGAAGGCGCGATCAAGGGCCTCACCGGTGACCAACTGGCCACCTTCACCAACACCAGCAACCTGTTGGCCAAGGCCACCAAGGGCGATGCGGAAACCATGGGCGCCTACGTGGGCACCATGTACAACCTGTTCAAGGGCCAGGCCGACGCCATGGGCAAGGCTGAGTGGGTTGAAAAACTCGGTGGCCAAACGGCGCTTGCGGTGAAGCTGTTCCGCACCGACGGCGCCCAGCTCAAGGACGCGTTCAAGGAGGTCGGCTCGATCGCCACCACCTTTGGCGTGGACCTGGCCGAGCAGTTCGCGGTGATCGGCTCCCTCAGCAGCACCATGGAAGGCGGGGACGCGGGCGGGATCTACAAGGCGTTTTTCGAAAACATCGGCGCAGCCTCGGAAAAACTGGGGATGAAGTTCACCGGCCAGAACGGCAAGTTGCTGCCGATGATGGACATCCTCAGCAAGCTCGAGGGCAAGTTCGGCGACCTGAACAGCGCAGACGCCGGCGCCAAGTTGATCGAGGCCTTCGGCGGTGAAGGTGCCCGCGTCATCACCGCGTTGACCAAGGACACCGATCGCCTGCGCAATGGCATGGACCAACTGGGCAAGGTTCGCGGCCTGGAGAATGCCGAGCAAATGGCCAAGGCCATGGTGGACCCGTGGCAGCAATTCGCATCGGCGGTCGAAGCGCTGCGCGTGGTGTTTGGCCAGGTGCTGATCCCGATCCTGACCCCGCTGATGAACAAGCTGGTGGCGATCGGCGCCACGCTCACCCGTTGGACGAACTTGTTCCCGAACATCGCCCGGGTGATCGGCATCGTCACGCTGACCGTGTTCGGGATCATCTTCGCCATGTCTGCGCTGACCATGGTGATCGGCATCAGCAAGATGACCTGGTTGGGGCTGGTGACGGTCTGGAAAGTCGTGCAGCTGTTGAACCTGCGCACCGTTGCCGGCTTCGTGCTGCAGAAGCTGGCCATCCTGGCCTACCTGTCCATTTTGACGCTGTTCGGTGCGGCCATGCTGGTCGTGCGCGGCGTCATGTTGGCCTGGCAGGCCGCTATCTGGCTGGTCAACGTGGCTCTGACTGCCAACCCGATAGGCGTCATCGTGATGGGGATCGCGGCCTTGGTCGCCATCGTCGCGGTCGCCGTCTACTACTGGGACGAATGGACGGCTGCCCTGATGAACAGCGAGGCGTTCAAGTGGGTCAGCGAGCAATTCAAGGTGCTGTCCGACTGGTTCAACTCTATGGGCGGCTGGTCCGGCATGGCCAAGGGCGCGTGGGACAGCATCGTCGGTGTGTTCTACAAGGCCATCAACAGTCTGATCGAGATGATCAACAGCATCCCCGGCGTGAACATCGAAGCGCGTTTTGGCGGCGTCCCGGAAGTACCAGGTGCTGACGCGGCCGTGAACGCGGCCAGCTCGGCCAGCGCCGCGCAAGCCACCCAGCAGTCCATCAACGCGGCGATCCCGAGCCTGTCGCCGACGCGTGCCTCGGCCGTGCCCCCGGGCGGCTTGCTGAGCAGCATCCAGAACAACACCAGCAGCCAGAACAAGGGCACCCACGTGGAGAACCTGACCATTCAAAACAACAAGCCGATGACCCCGCTGGAGATGGAAAACATGATGAGCATGGCGGTGGGTGGATGAGCGAATACATCGATCTGCTGATCGTCGACAACGACCTGGTGCTCGATCCGTCGCGGCAACCGGTGCTCATCGATGACCGGGCCAGCATCGCCCAGGACATCGCGCACATGATCCGCGACAGCGGCCTGCTGGTGACCCTGGTCGCCGAGCGCAACAGCCTGAAACAGCGCGACTGCATCCAGCGGCTGGAGCTGCTGGTGGAGGCCGACGAACGCCTGGTACCGGGAACGGCACTCATTACCCAGCTCGAACCCGGGCAGTACCTGGTGACGGCGAAAACCATGAAGTTCGGCACGATCGAGGTAACGGTGTGAGCGACGTCAATTTCAAGCAGGCACTGACCGACGCCGGCATTCCAACCACCGAGGAAGGCCTGCGGGCGGCGTGGGAAGCAGAAGTGGTCGCCCAGGGCAGCAAGCTGAGCAATACCAGCACCTGGTCGCCGTTCTGGCGCGTGGTCACCGCGCTAGTGACCAAGCCGGTGATGTGGATCCTCGACTTCTTTATCACCACCGTGCTGCCGAACTTCTTTGTCAAAACCGCCGTGGACGCCTGGCTGGACATGCTGGCCTGGGGCGTGAACGTCGAGCGCAAGGGCGCGACCAAGGCCAAGGGGTTCTTGTTGTTCACCCGCATCGCCGCCGGCGGCGCCCTCGAGGTCGCCAAGGGCACGGTGGTGCAGTCGGCCGCGATCAATGGCCACGTTTACCAGTTGGTGACCACGGCGGTCGGCACTTTCACCGACGGCGCCATGCAGCTGCAGATCCCGGTCGAAGCTGTGGACGTGGGCAGCGGCTTCAACCTGGCCCCGGGGTACTACGCCGTATTGCCGGTGCCGATCCCTGGCATTGCCCAAGTGGCCAATGCCGATGGCTGGTTGACCACGCCCGGGGCGGACAAGGAACCCAACGACGAGCTGCGCCTACGCGTGCGCAACCAGTTCTCGGCGGTGAACCAATGGCACACCGACGCGGTGTACCGGGCGATGATTTCCGTCTTCCCGGGCGTGCGTCCGGATGGTGTGTATTTCGAGCACGGGGCCCCGCGTGGCCCGGGCAGCGCCAATGCCTTTGTGCTGTTCGATGCGGACGTGCCGGCGGCGACGTACCTTGCGCAAATCAACGCGCACATTCGTGACCAGGGCAACCATGGCCACGGCGACGATCTGCTGGTGATGGTCATGCCCGAAACCCAGCACGCGCTACGTGTGACGCTGTGGCTTCGCTCGACCTTGACCACGGCCCAGCGGCAAACCCTGCTCGACGAAACCGCGCTGTTCATCCGTGCGGCCTTTCGCGAAAGCACGAGCAGCGACTACCAACCGACGCTGACCCTTCCGCAATCGCGCTTTTCTTTCAGCCGCCTCGGTGAAGAGCTGCACCAGCAGTTCCCGGGCATCGAATCGCTGAACTTCGACAACGACGACATCGTTTCGGAACTGAACATCCCGCGGATTCAGAGTCTGGAGGTGTTGCCCAATGATTAAGCTCAGCCTGCGCTTCTGGCTCGGCGGCACCGAGCTGGAAAAACTGACCGCCGCCGCACAGTCCTGGTGGGAGAAAGTTGAGGGCTGGTTGCGCTGGCCACTGCTGCAGCTGGATGCCGACAGCTGCCACCTGGTGGTGCTCGACCTGCTGGCCTGGCAGCGCGACATCACCCGCTTCAAGGACGAGCCCGAGGCGCTTTATCGCCTGCGCGTGAAGTACGCCTTCATCAACGCGGTGGACGCCGGCAGCACCGCTGGCATGAAACGCATTCTGCAGCGCCTTGGCGTCGGTTACGTCGAGATCGAGGAGCGCATGCCCGATCGGGATTGGGACGTGGTGCTGCTGCGCTTCTCCGACTCCCAGCTCGCGCAAAACCCCGAGCTGCTGCGCGTGCTGATCCAGCAATACGGCCGCACCTGCCGCCGCTATGACTTCGTGACCCTGACCCCCGTGAAACTGTGGGTGGCCGTGGTCGACTTCAACGACGACCAGCAAACGCTGGTCGCCAGCCTGTAGGAGCCCCCCATGGGAGCCAGTATTACCCTTGCGGGTGAAAGCCTGATCGCGCAGAAACAAGCCGCCCACCAGGGGCTCGACGTAGCGCGTTTCATCTTTGCCAACGTTCCCGGCCTTGACCCCAGCGGCCCAGTGGATCGCGCAGCACCGAAACCGGCTTCAGGGCAGATCGTCCACGTCTACGACATCCCTGACGGCAACGCCGGCTACGTCAATCCCAACCAGGTGGTGTACAGCGCGCAGATCGGCTCCGACGTCGGTGATTGGGATTTCAACTGGATTGGCCTCGAGGCGGCTGACGGTGAGCTGTTCGCAGTGGCCTATGTCGCCCTGCAGCAAAAGCGCCGCAACATTCCGCCGCTGCAGATCGGCAACAACCTGACGCGCAACTTCCTGGTGGCCTTCGACGGTGCCCAGGCGCTGACCGGCATCAGCATTGATGCCAGCACCTGGCAGCATGACTTCACCGTGCGCCTGGCCGGCATCGACGAGCGCGAACGCCAGAGCAACCGCGACGTGTTCGGTCGGGCCTGTTTCTTCGGCAGCTCGCTGCAGGTGGAAAAGGTCGGTGGTGTTTACCAGGTTAAAACCGGCACCGCTTACGTGGAGGGCATTCGCTTGGTGCGTTCGGCTGTTCTACCGATCGTTCCACCGGCGTTTCCAACCACGGCCTGGCTCGACGTGGCGCTGCAGCGCGAATTGAGCGACGTGGTGGCCAGTTGGCAAGTGGTGTTCGCCGCCGATCGCCCGGACTACACCGACAGCGCCGGCGTGAAGCACTACTGCGTGGCCATCGCGGATCTGCCGAACGCCAACACCCTCATCGACCGCCGGCCGGTGGAGGCGATCGGCGGGCCGCTGGTGCAGCATTTCGCCGCCCGGGTGGGTGACTACGAAAACCTGCGCGCCCGGGCCACGACCAAGGACGACGTGGATCTGGGCAACCTGCCGAACGCGAAGTCCGACGATCCAGCCAGCAATGACAGCGAGGTGCTGGCCACCACCAAAATGGTCCGCGCAGCCCTGGACCAGTTGGACGCGAAAAACTCGGTGCTGTTCACCACCACCGCGCCGGTGGTGCTTTCGGGTCTGGCGCTGCAGGCGGGTGGCGATTGGGCCACGGCGTTGCCGGCCGGGGCGCGTGTGTTGGTAAAAGACCAGGCGAGCGGATCCGCGAACGGGATCTATGACGTAGCCACAAACGGCTGGACCCGATCGGCCGACGCCGATACGGATCGGGAGGTAACACCCGGTCTGTTTGTCCACGTCGAGCAGGGGGCCACCCTGGCCGACAGCCTCTGGCGGTTGACCACGGACGGCCCGATCACCCTGAACACGACGCCCCTGGTCTTTGAAATGGAGGCAGGGCGCACGGGTGCGGCCGGTGGGATCTATGATCTGCTGACCATCAACGCACGCGGCCAGGTGATCGGCGGATCTCGCCAGAAAGTCACAGCAGCGTTGACGGTCGACACCGCGTTGAGTGCATCACACCGAGGCTTGGTGCTGCTCGATGCTTCGGCAGGCGATCGGATGTTCACCCTGCCGGCATCCAACACCGCCCTGGGCATGATCGATTTGATCGTGCGCCGTGTGGATAATACTGCCAACCGCCTGACCGTTAAGGCCGCCGGTGCGGACAAAATCAAATTTCACACGCACCTCACCGCCGCCGGCTACGGCTTCTTTTACCTGATGGGCGCGGGTGATTGGTGGCACCTGGTCAGCGATGGTGCCGGCGGCTGGTTGCCTGTTGGACGCTTGGACTCTGCGCCCCTCGGACGTCCAACCTTTGAAACCACCATCGCGTTCCAACCGGGTGGAAACGGACCGTTGGGCGGCGTGCTGTACAACCGCAGCGAATGGCCGTGGCTGTGGGATCACGCCCAGGCCTCAGGTATGTTGACGACCGAAGCAGCCCGCGCAGGCTGGGAAGGATGCTGGACAGCCGGAGATGGTGCCTCGACCTTTCGAAGCCCCGATGGACGCGGCGAGTTTTTGCGGATCCTTGACGATGGTCGAGGCCTGGAGGTGATTGGCCTCGTCGGCACCCTCGTCAATGGCTCGCCCGTGATCAACGTGCGGGACTTCAAAGGGCTACAACTCGCCATCGGCATGACCGTTACGGGCACTGGGATTCCCGTCGGGACCATCATTGCGGCAGTCAATGTCGTCGGATCGACCGTCACGCTATCTGCCAACGCCACCACCGCAGGGCAAACGGCAATTACCGTCACTGGTCGAGCGCCCGGCAGTGTGCAAAAAGGCAGCGCGGTGCCGTTTGACACCGGCGGCAGCAACACGGTGGTAAGCCCCCGCGTGATTCCACCCTACTACAACGCAGGGGCTCGACAGGCCTTGGGGCTTGATCAGGGCTATGCCGCAGACTACCCGTCCGAGGCGGCAGGCTTTGCGGTGACTGCCACGGGCAGCACCACCTTTACGGACAACACGGAATCGACGTGGGGTACGTCTCGCCCTCGAAACGTCGCATTCCCTGGCCGTATGAAACTGATCTGAGGACACTCCCATGACTATCTACCAACAAGACACCGCCGGCGCTCTGACGGGGCCGGTTGTATTGCCAGCTGTTCCAGGTGCCGGCGTTCTGATCCCGGCAGGTTTCGTGCGGCTCACTGAGCCGCTGGCGGCGCCTGCACCTGGCAAGGCCTGGGCGTTGATCGGCGATTCCGTGGAACAGCTGGACGATCACCGGGGGACGGTTTACGAGACCCAAAACGGTGCCGCCATCCAATGGGGCCGACTCGGCGCACTGCCTGAGACAGTCACCCAAGAGCGGCCCCCGACAGCTGCTCATCACTGGGAGCAAGGGCGCTGGGTGCTGGATCCGCAGGCGGTTCACTCGGCCAAAGTGATCGAGATCAACCAAGCCTGTGAGGCGGTCATTACGGGTGGATTCGTTTCGCCTGCGCTGGGCGAATCGTTCCAGTACAGCAGCCAGTGGGACGATCAACTGAACCTCACCGGCGCCGTGCTGCGCGGGTTTGACATGCCCTACGCCTGCCGTGACGCACAGGGGGTGAAGGCCTTCCGGTTGCACACCGTCGCCCAGCTGCGTCAGATCGGCGACGACTTCACCCTGTTCAAACTGCAGCTGCTGCAGTACGCCAACGAGCTGAAACAGCAGCTTGATCAAGCCCTGGCCGCCGGTGATATCGACGCTCTGGAGCAGGTGACGTGGGAGGCAGCACATCCATGACCTGGGCACCGGTGACCATGCGCTGGCCCGAGCAGGCAACGCAGTGGATGGGCGGTCTGGACGTCGCCAAGGATCTGGCCGGCGGCGAGCTGGCCAGCACCGCGCAACGTCTCGCCGGTTTGGACGGGATGGCCAGCACCAACCCGGGACCAGTCGGTGACGCGGCGAAAAGCGCGATCGCCGCCGGCCGTGCCGCGATGAGCGAACAGATGGGCCAGGCGCCGGCGTGCCTGGTGGTGACCCCGTTTCAAAGCGGCATTGGCCAAGGCCGCGGAAATCAGCGTTTCCTGTCAGCGCCGAATCTGCTGCAGCAACTGGCCAGCAAATTGACCGACGCAACCGACGCCGGTCGCCCAACCGGGCCGCAATACGCGCTGTCGCTGCTGTTCCTGGGTACGAACTTCGCCCAGTGGGCCAGTACGCTGTCGCGCTTCAATGCGTTGCTACCGATTCCCGACCTGGTGCGCGCTGAACGTCGGGCGCAACACCTGTCGACGCTGGAGACGGAAAAGTGGGATATCCCCAGTTCCGGCCCGCTACCGCGCTGGCAATCGCTGCCGCTCGAGCGCTGCACGGTGGTCAAGGCTGCCAAGCAATCGATGTCGGGCCAACTGGCGGTGCTGGAGGGTTACGCGGCCGACAGCTCACCAATGGGTGATCTCGCCGCATTGGCCACCCGCAAGGCCGCTCAGCAGCAGGGCCGTGATCAACAGTTGAACGACCTCAAGGCCTTGCTCGCCGGCGGAGCGGCCGACGGCAGCATGCGCGCGCGGTTGATCGGTCCCGGTGATGTCAACGAGCTGCGCCGATCGCTGCTCGAGGGCGCCGCCCCGGGGCACGAATGGGTGCTGTCCGCTGGCGTGTTGCTGGTCGGATCGCTCGAAGGCTTGAGTTTTGTGCGCGAGCTGGTGGGCCTATGACGTTACTACTCGACGGCGAGCAGATCCTCGGCAAGAAAATGAAGGTCACCGCCAACCTGCGCATCGAAGCCGACGACATGTCGGGGCAAACCAGCAACACCGACAAGGGACACAAGGGCTTCAAGCCCAAGACTCTGGCGGTCACGCTGATGATCCCATTCGCTGACAAGGACCAGTTGCGCACGCTGATGCGCCTGGCGGAAGCCACGGCCAGCGGTGGCCAGCTCAAGAAGTACCGCATCGTCAACGACACCGCTGCCGCGTTCGGCATCCGTGAGGTCGAGTTTGCCGAAGGCGTCAGCGCCCGAGAGGACGACTCGCTGGCGGCCTGGTTGGTGCAGTTCACCCTGTCCGAAAAACTCTCGAACCCCGAGCGTGTGGAAAACCGCCGTGCCGGCAACAGCGTCACCAAGCAATCCGCACCAGGGCAAGCCGTTGCCGGCGACGGTACTGGCGGTGGTGCTGATGGAAAGAGCGAGGAACTGTCGGGCTTTGAAGCGACGCTGAAGAAGCTCGATAACTACCTGGGCGGAACGCCGTAATGAGCATGAAGCTGCACAAGGTGCTCACGATCAATGGCACCGTTTACCCGCTGGTCAAAGAAGACGTTCGGCTTGATCTGAAAAGCCCCGGCCGGGCGACGTTCACCATTCAGGCCGGCGCCGCCGTGAAAGGCCTGGTCATGCTCGATGTCGGCTACAACGACGCCCCGCTGCAGCGCCACTTCATCGGCTACGTCGAGCGATCGACCACTGCCTCGAGCACCGAGCAGGTGCTGGCCTGTCGCGAGCTCGCCGCGATCCTGGCCAACCCACTGCCGCTGAACCTACGTCATGTAGACCTGCAGGCGGTGCTGGCCGAGATCAGTACCAAGACCGGGTTGCGCTTTCGTGTGCCTGATCAGCCCTATGCCAAAGTCAAGACGCCGTACTTTTACGGCCTGGCCACCGGTTACCAGGCGATGGACAGCCTGGCCACGGTGTTCAACATCCCCGACTTCATCTGGCAGCAGCAGGGTGACGGGGAGGTGTTTGTGGGCAGTTGGGCCGACAGTTTTTTCGGCGCCCGCGAACCGCTGCAGCTGCCGGCCGAGCTGTTCGACGGCTACCAAAGCAATCAAAGCGCGATGGTCGCGGCCCTTCCCGGGTTGCGACCAGGTGCATCGATCAACCAAGGCGATCGGATCACGTCCGTGACGCTCGCCGGCAACCAGATGGCCATCCGATGGAAGACGCAATCCGCCGCGCAGTAGATCGGCAATTCCCTGAACTGAGCGGTGGTTACCACCTGCCGCGCTTCGGCCGCGTGATGGCCGTTCCTGATGCGCCTGCAGCACCAGGTCTGTGCGACGACTTCCGGCCGCGCTTTGGCGTCGACGTCGAAGTGCTGTTGCCCGATGGTGAACCAGATCCGGACCTGCCGATCCTCCACAGCCTGCCGTTGCCGGCACCGATGGGTGGACAAGAGGCCGGCATGTTCGGCTTTCCCGAGGAGGGCACTACGGTGGTGATCAGCTTCGCCTACGGCCTGCCAAACAAACCCTTTATTACCCAGATCCTGCCGCACGGCCTGAGCCTGCCCCGGGTGCCGAAGGGTGACCAAGTGTGGCAGCACAGCGAGGCTTGCCAGCAGCGCGTCGACGCCGAAGGCAACTGGCTGCGCCAAACGGATGGCAAGATCCAGGACAAGGCGATCGAGCGCGAAGTCGAAGCCCTGGGCAACACCGAGAGCTTTCAGAATCACACCAGGACGGTGGACGACCATTCGACCGAGTCGGTGGGGGGCATCAAGACAATCGAGGCGCTGGGCGCGCTTAAGTTGTTGTCGGGCGGATCCGCGAGTCTGGCTGCGGTGGACGATCTGCACCAGGCCACCGGCCGTGACCTGAACCTGGTGGTGGGCCAGAAGCACAACGCCACAGTGGGTGGCGACATGCAGGAGAGGATTGAAGGGTTACGCCAGAGTGTGGCGGGGATGAGTCAGCGCCTGATCGCTCCCAAAAACCACGTAGGGTCCGAAAACGTCAACATCTTCAAAGTGCTATGTGACACTCTGGACCTGATCGAAGTTATGGCTGTCCAAGTTGCGGGCCACATCCACGGTACAGGCCCTGCTCCTACAACTGCGGCTTTATTCACAGCAGACGCAGAAAAAGCTGTTGCTCTGTCAACAGATCTGAAACTAATTACGTCCTGATCGCTGTTTCGCTTTATCCACTTTCGCTTGTTCCAAGATTGCGCTGCGGAGTGTGATGTCTAGTGTCTCATTGATTACTGCTAGTACAGGGGCTCGAGCCCTCACGTCTATGATGTTTAAGTATCCATAAAGATGATCATTTAATTCGGAATTAGTAAAAAAATACCGCTCAAAAAACTGGAAATGGTTACCTATGCTTTTCTTTTTTTCTAAAGCAGCTTGCACATCTTCATTTGAAACAATAAATTTTGCTTCGTGGTATTTTTCGAAAGGGTCACCGGAAGCGGGGAAATCTGTTGTTGGCTGTTTTTTTAAGGAGTATCGATAGCTTTGCTCAAGTATTTCGTATGCATTTTTGTCGACGCCGATGTCCGCTAAAATTGATCGTAAACACCATTTTTCCATAGCGCGGCGGAGGTCAGAGAAATACATCTCTTGCCAACGCATCCTAACTATTGTCTTGTGAGTATCTTCAACTAGTTCTTTGAGAATAGCGTTGAAGCTACCGCTGAGGCTAAACATCTTTTCAGTAAAAAAAGAAGTGCGTTCTAATCCATGTTCTGGTGAGTTTTCAAAGGAGTTTGCCACAGCGCTCATTTGAGATATTAAATCTCTGCATTCTTGGACTAGAATCGCTTGTCTTTCATTTTTTTTGCTTTTTGTGTATTGGTATACTGCAAACGCAAATGCACCGGCTGTAGCGAATTGAGCAATGGCGTTAATTATATCGATAAATTTCATTGCCCAAAAATCGACAGATGCATAGATATATAGAACTTCCAAAAATATTACTAGGGCGATAAGAGCTGTCAGTGAGTAAAAAAATGCGGGCTCTTCAGTAAGCCTGCGACTCCATTTTTTTTCAAAATGCATTTTCTGATCCTGATACTTGTTGAGCCGGTTTTAAGTTATAAAAAATCATTGTGCAGAGTCGCTTGCTGTCTTCTTCTCACGAACAGGACTTCTTGTCTACTATTTGTCCTACTCTAAGCGGCACCACCAAGATTGCGCGTAAGCGCATCCATCGATGTATTCAATACCGCTAAGGACAAACCCGGTCACTGCCATACCTGCCAGCGTGGCATCGAGCAGCGGTGGTAAAGGGTCGGGGTCGAGCGGCATACCCACTTCAACACGGGCAACATTCGCGGCCCGCCCAAGCACATCACACATAGTAGAGTTGACCATAACGTTGCCCCGGATCGCCGGATAGCGACGCCTCTCTTTAGCATCCAGCGCGATACCGCGTAGGCGCATCGGCGAAACCAGTACATGCATGGTTGTCTCCTACCCGGCAGTGTCGATATCTAGGAGCGCTTCGATCGCATAGGCCAGCGCTGCGTCTGCCAACTCCAACATATCGCTCAGATCGTCGGCATCAATTAGATGATCTCGATGCAACGCGTGAGCCTGTCTGATCAGCGTTCTGTGATGGGCGCCTGGCATGGCGAGAAGAGCCACGTCATCGCGCAGCGTGAGTTGCCAATGCTTCATCACTAATGACTTCGCATCTGCAGCGTCCGCAAAATCTCTATTCATAGGTAAGACCCATCTCAGAGGGATACTGTATTTATGAACAGTATATCTTCAGCTGCATCCAGGCACACCACCGGATCGACTGGCGGCAATACCCTGCGGCTCTTGGTTGCTCTGAGAATTTTCCGCCTCAACAAAAAGACTGCTGAAAAAGCACTTATCCCCCTCCCGCCGACGGGCTTTGTGTCCTTTTTTTGTGCAATTCCAGATGTAGTGCAAACGCACCTGCAGCCCAGGCGGGTCGTGGGGTTCTGTAGGCGATCGGCCATTTCATTTTGTGCAAGGTTTTGCAAAGAAATGCAGTGCGGTTGCACAGCGGCGCAGCGGACGGTCACAAACGTGGCAGGGCTGGAGCCCCCGGTTTCATTGGGTGAAACCTTTTAAAACGTGGGTTTCGGTGGATTTTCAAAAACGCGCAGGATCTTTTTGGGGCGGGGACTGGCTGGGGGCGAGGAAAGGCTGGATTCCCTGCAAGCCACGACTGGCGGGGGCTGTGGCGTGTTTGATGAATTTCACAGAACTGAAGACGATCGACGACCAGGTTCGTCTTTCTGTAACCGATCCAGGCTCCATGAAAAAACGTCGTTTTATTGAGATTTATTCTTAAGTGGAGGGTGGTCGTTTCAAAAAGAGCGATATCAGCTATACGGGGGGGCAGTGGGTGTGGAGGCCCCGGTTTTACTGGGCTTCAGGTATTACAAGGGAAGGTAATATGAGGCGATATGAAAAGTAATATTTCCGGCAAACCCCCGGATTCATTGGGTTTTAAGGAATAGAAATATAGCTTTTAAGAAAGGTAATAGTATCGCCTTCCTATCGCTTAAATATCGCCTTTTCCAAAAATCGCTGAAAGCCTTGATCTACGAGGGCTGCAGCTGTTTTTCGGATGGGATATTACCAATATTACTTTTTTTTCGGACCCCCACGGATTTTAGGATTGGCACCTATACGGGGGTTGGGCTCAGGTTGTGAGGCTGTTCGCGTCTACTCTTATCAAACGGTCCCCAATACGGCCCCAGAGGGATGCAGTAAAGGATGAACAGAGCTGCAGGCCTTGAAAATAGTGGAGCGGGTGAAGGGAATCGAACCCTCGTTATCAGCTTG